TGCTGGAGCGGGGGACTCCTTTCCCGTTCATTTTGTCGCTTCCAAAGTCTGTAAATACTGCGGTAAAGAATTGTCGCCTTCTAATTTTTTCAAGAGTGGTTGCCAATCACTAACCGCACGTTGCAAACAGTGCCACGGGCTTGGCCAGAGAACTTGCCGAATTTGTGACCGTAGCTTCATCGGCAAAACTGGTCAAATATTTTGCTCTGAGGCCTGCCGGAAAACTCATCGACCGCAAACATTCAAATCCTGTGCTCATTGTGAAAATATATTTGGCCCGGTCTCTCACCTGTCAACTAGGTATTGCTCCGTAGCTTGCAAAAATTCTGGCCAGCGCAAAGCACTGTCAATGCCTCGTCAGTCCCCAACCAATAAGGCGCGAGCTGCTCACACTGCGATTGCACGGGCAATTAAAGCCAAGAAAATTCAGCGCCCCGAAGCCTGCAGCGAATGTGGTTTGCAAGGGCGAATTGAGGCTGCACACCACAACTACCATGAACCGCTCAAGGTTCGCTGGCTTTGTCGTTCATGCCATGCTAAATGGGACTGGGCGGTGCCTAAAGGGGGGACGCTGGAGGGCCTGTACCTCAGGAATTTAGCTGTACACACAGCTGTTGCCCGTGATCATGCGGAGAATGCAAACATTTAAACCGCACGTAATGCGGTGATTGTATTGACTCTGCGGCGAATGCTCTGCATAATTACCGCATGAAAAGCGGAGAAGAACTCTACATTTGGCAACTCAAAGCCTGGCCGAACTGGGTCTATGACCACCGGCGGCTGGCCCCCTTGCTCGCTCAAGTGCACCAGGCACAGGGGTATCTGCAAGGGCGTATGTACGACCTTGGGATGGATTTGCGTGACCAGGCGACACTGCGTGTTTTGACTGAAGACGTGCTCAAGACCAGTGAAATCGAAGGCGAGAAACTCAACGCCGATTCTGTACGTTCTTCCATCGCCCGCCGACTCGGAGTCGACATCGGAGCACTGGCGCCTGCGGACCGACACGTTGATGGTGTGGTCGACATGGTGCTGGACGCGACCCAGAAGCACAACACGCCACTGACTGCCGAGCGCTTGTATGGATGGCATGCGGCGATGTTTCCAACGGGATACAGCGGGCTTTCCAAGATCCGTACCGGTCAGTGGCGCGATGATGCTCAAGGGCCAATGCAAGTGGTTTCAGGACCCATGCACCGTCAAAAAGTTCACTACGAAGCACCCCCAGCGCTTCACCTGGACGCTGAGATGTCGGATTTCATGCGGTGGTTCAACGTCGATCAACAAGATGATCCGGTGATCAAGGCCGGACTTGCGCATTTGTGGTTTGTGACCATCCACCCCTTTGAAGATGGCAACGGCCGGATGGCGCGTGCCGTCGGAGACATGGCATTGGCTAAAGCTGAAGCCTCGGTACAACGCTACTACAGCTTGTCAGCGCAGATACAGCGTGAGCGTAAGACTTACTATGATCGTCTAGAGGCAACCCAAAAGGGAAGCATGGATGTTACCGATTGGTTGGAGTGGTTCCTGGCATGCTTGCTCAGATGCCTTCAGGGGGCGGAGCATACGCTCGCCTCAGTGCTGATGAAGGCGCGCTATTGGCAGCATTGGGCAGGCATGCCGATGAATGAGCGTCAGATTAAGTTGCTCAATAAGATTCTGGACGGCTTTGACGGCAAACTGACCAGCAGCAAGTGGGCATCGATAGGCAAATGCTCGCAAGACACTGCGCTGCGTGATATCTCGGATCTGCTGGAACTTGGAGTTTTGAGGAAGTCTGATGCTAGCGGTCGCAGCACAAGCTATGAGTTGACGCTGCTGAAATAATTTTGCAGCTGCGTCGTTGTTCCCGCCTTTTTCTTTAGCCCAGACGGGCAACGTAGCGACCGTAATCTCCACCGGAGGGATCGACGTACAAGATGGGTCTGCCGGTGGCACGGATCTCAACGCAGAGCCTGCCGTCCTCAAAGTAGCCGCCCTTGCCACTGAGCCAGTCGCGTGACTTGAGCAGTTGACTGGAAAAGGCATCGAACTCCGCAGGGGTCATCTCCCGGGTCTCGGTCACAAACACTTTGTAGCTGCCTTCGCCGCCCACCTCGCTGAGGTCGGCAGGTTTTCGGGCAAATGGCAGGCGAACGCTCAACTCCTCAACCTCAATGGCAGTGCCCTCAAATTGCAGGGTGCGAGGCTTGCGTTCAATGGTGATGGTCATGGATGTCATAGCTGATCTCAATTCGTGGTGATGCGGTAGGTCCGCTCGCTGCCTTCGGGCTTGCTGGAGGTGATCTCCAGTCCGAGTTTCTTTTTAAAGGCTCCGGCAAAGGTGCCGCGCACCGTATGGGATTGCCATCCGGTGGCCTCGCAGATTTGCGTGATCGTTGCACCCTCGGCTCGCTTGAGCATCGCAATCACCTGGGCTTGCTTGCTGTTGTCACGCGTGCGTGGCTTGGCTGCAAGACCTGCTTCAGCAGTCTCGATCAAAGCGTCCAGTGCCGCCAGCGTGATGGGCGCTCGACGCGGTATCCCCAGCGCTTCGTAGCCCTCAGCGGCTACAAACCAATGTGTGCCGTCGGTCGTGATCAACGCCCGGTTGAAGAGGCTGTCGAGAACTTTCTTTCTGGCACCGCCCTTGAGGGTCTCGGGAAACCAGACCAGTTTGCCACCCGTGTTGACGGCGGCGTGGTTAAGGATCTGTTGCTGCGATGCGCTCAGTTGCGCTTTGGCTGGTGTGGTCATGTCGATATCCTGATTACTGTTTAGGTTGTGTTTGTGAAGCGTTGGCAGCGGCGTTGCGGCCTGCCTCAAAGGCGGCTTGCAAGGCGGTCTTGATGGCCCAGACGCTCAGATCGTGGAAGTCGAGGCTGTCGCTGCTGCGGGTCTCAAGGGTTGCGACAAACAAGTGGTCCAGTGCGATTTTCTGGAGTTGCTGGTCTCGGGTGCAGTTGCTCATGATTGTTTTTCCTTTGGGTTGTTGCTGGTGTTCGTATGAACGCTCTGAACACAAGTAAAGCCAAGTCCTGAACCCACAAGTCCCGCAAATAGGTGCGAGTATTTTTTAAGACTGTCGACTTCATGCCACTGTCAGCGCCAACCCCTTGCAGACACCCCGGTTGTGGTGCTGTGTTGGCCAAGCCGGGCTACTGCGACACCCATCGCTCAGGCGCGCACCGTGACTACGGTCGTGCTCGCCGTAGCTTTGATGCGGAGCTGGGGTTTTATCAATCAGCGCAGTGGCGCGCGGTGCGTGCGGCTTTCCTGCGCCAGCACCCGTTGTGCTGCGCGTGTGAGGTGCGTGGCCGCGTGGTGCCAGCCGTGGTCGTGGACCACGTGGTGCCGATCAAACAGGGCGGTGCTCGGTTTGACCCTGAAAACCTGCAGTCGTTATGCGTGTCTGACCACAACGCCAAGTCCGCAAAAGAGCGCGCACAGCGCATTAAAAGTGGGTGAGGCTGGGGGGCCCCTAGGGGGGTCAAATCTCTGCATCTTGAGGCCAGCGATGCGTGCGCCTGCACAGATTTTTGCGCGTGCAAATTGAAACCAAGGGGGGATCCCCCAGAACGGAAGATTAATGGCCGGAAGAAAACCACTCCCCACGGAGATCAAAAAGCTCAGGGGAACCCTGCAAAAGTGCAGGACCAACCCGCATGAGCCACAGCCCCAAGGGGATCTGGTTGCGCCGCCCGAGTACATGTCAGATGGTGCCAAGCAAGCCTGGCGCTATGCCATCGACAGCGCGCCCGAGCATTTGCTGCGCAAGCTCGATATGTCGGTGCTGGAGGTTTGGTCCTGCGCTGCGGACCTGTACCGCAAGGCTCAGATCGGAATCACCAAGACGGGTTTGCTGATCAAAGCGCCGAACACCGGTGTGCCGATGCAGTCGCCGTACCTGGCCATTGCGAACAAGCAGGCTCAGATCATGACCAAGGCGGCGGTGGAAATGGGCTTTACGCCAGCGTCGCGTTCGCGCATCACACAGCCCACAGATACCCAGATCGATCTAGATCCTTGGGCGGACATTGCAGGCTGAGACTGAACATTGGCAGCAGATAACTACGCCGCCGTTGCCCGCAAGTATGCGCAGGCAGTCGTTGCCGGTGACATCATTTCCTGCAAATGGGTCCAGCGGGCATGCCAACGGCAGTTGAACGATCTGGCAAAGT